GGCCCCGCACGACGGAGTCCTTGCCGTAGACGTTGACCGTGGACGCCCTGGGTTCGCCGGGCATCAGGTCGTAGAGGCCGGAGGCGGTCAGTCCGAGCACGATGCCGCGTGCGACGGCGTCGAGGTAGCCGGAGCCGGTGGAGTAGGCGTCCCCGCACGCGACGGCGACGCCGGCGAGCACGGAGACCAGCGGCGCCAGCCGGCTCGGGAGACCGGTGCGCTTGGCGAGGTTGGTGAGGGCGACGATGGCCGGGACGGTCAGGAGGATACTCATCTCAGATGCTCCCTCCCAGCGCGCGCAGATCATCCACGAGGCTCTTGGCCTGTGCGTGGACGGCGCCCATGAGGGTCTGGACGGTCTCCGGATAGGCGCTGTGCTCGGGGATGTCGGGCCAGGCGACCTTGTACGCCTGGTATTCCTCCCACGTGAGCTGGCGCATAGAGTGGGCGGTGACGAGGTAGGCGACGTTGTCGCCGATCCTCCATACAATGAACATACCGTCTCCTATAGGTGGTGTGATGATTGGGTCGGGGTTGGTGGAGCCGCCGATCGCGGCTTCGTAGATGGCGTCCAACTGGTCTATTTTGGCGTCGTAGGGGCAGTTTTTCCCGTAGGCGGTGGACCAGCGGGCGCCGGTCTGCGCCCTGGACCAGGTTTTCCGGTCGGTCGGGTCGAAACGGCCGAAGTCGCCGGCGCAGCCGAGCCGGTGCCAGGCGAGGCCGCGGAGGTCTCCGGGGGTGGCGATCCTCCGGGGCACGCTGGGGTGGGTGTCCCATATCCAGGCGAGCAGCTGGCCGAGCGAGGTGACCTGCGAGGCTGTGAGGGCGCGCTCGGAGGCGCCGTCCCACGTCTCCACGCTGATATCGCCGAAATTCCCAGCACCGGACGCCCGAGTGGCCTGTGACGTGGAGGCGTACTGGTACACCTCCCCGACTCCGTTGACGTAGAACGTCGAATACGTGCCTTTGTAGGGTCCGTATTTGTAGAGGTTCTGGGCGCCGGAGACGGCGGTGTGGAGGGTCATCCGCACCGGGGTGTGGGACCTGTCCGTCGTTTCGGCGTTGAGGGGCCAGTGGTTGGCCCCGGGGTACCAAGCCATAAGCGGGGGGTCCTTTCTCTAGTATCCGATTGCCGTCCACATGAAAGCGTACGGCACGTTGCCTCCGCTCCCGCGGAAGCGCGCCCGGAACTTTTCCGTGCTCAGGGAGTCGATTTCGAGGGGTCCGGGCGGCGGCTGGCACTGATATTGGGAATTGTTGATTCCGGATAGGGGTGTGCAGGTGATAGAGCAGACACCTTCCTGGAAAGTAACAGGGAAGCCGGCCTCAGGCATGTAGGTGAAGCCATCCTGGATCGACGTCGGGTAGGCGAAGACGATCCCCGTGACGATCCTCGCCTTTTTCCAGTAGGCTGCCTGTGCGGTCCCGGCGATTGTGGTGCCGTTGGTGTGCGAGGCTACCAGCGAGTTGTCGATCGCTTCGGTACGGCACTCCAAGAACGTGTCGTTGAGTTTCTTGGCGGTGAGTAGCTCACCGTCGGTGAAGTTATACACTCAGTCTCTTCCTTTCCACCGGATGGCTTCCAGCCATGCCGGTACGTACTCGTAGGGGATTGGTTTTTGCAGTTCGAGCGTCGTTTTGATGCTCGTAGTGTCCAGGGTCCATTTGATGCCTTTCACGTGGCAGGGGTAGGTGTCTTGTATGGTGGAGACCATGACGATGTCCGTCAGGTCCAGCTGGGCGGTGCGCCCGACGGTGGCCATGGCGTCGCCGTGGACCCGGTAGGGGTGGGCGACGGCGGGGTCTGCTTCGTGCCAGGCGGGGAGTGTCACGGATGAGACCCATGCGCTGGGGTAGTTGTAGTAGAGCTTTTTGGTCAGAGTGCCGACGGTGCGGGCTGCCCATGTGTTTTGGTTGTGGAGGAACTCGAACGTGTTGACGGAGATGCTTACAGACTTTTTGCGTTCCCCGAATTCCTGTTCGATCGTTCTCTCATACACAGTGGTTTTTTGTTGGCTCATGGTACCTTTGTCGATCCATTTTTTCTTGTTTTGATCGTACTCTTGGTCTATGTGGTCGGTGGTGATATCGAGGCGGGAGATGGCGGAGGATGCGTCGTAGTCCACGGACGCCTCGATCGCCTGAGGATAGACGGTCCCGGCCTTGTAGTCGGTGATGCCGCCGGCGTCGATCAGGTAGCCGGTGGGGAGGTTGTCGGGTGGGGACCAGGCGAACGCCAGCCACCCCCTACTGTCGATGAACCACGGCCTACACCCGGTGGCGGTGATGATGTCCAGCCACTGGGCGAGGGACCGCTCCGCGTAGGGGGCGCGGTGGACGCCCAACCTGGACCACCCATTGTCGGATTTGAGTGTCGTGTGCCAGGATATGCCGTTGGGGCCGGTGACTTCGCCGATCCCGTTCGACGTCCACACCCACCCCTCGCTGAGGGGGCCGACGGACGTTTTAGCAGCGAGTTTGGCGGTGGAGTCGACGGAGGTTATCTCGGTGGTGTAGGAGCCGTCGGGCTGGTAGTGGGAGACGACGGTGTCGACGGTGCCCGTGAAAAGCGGGGTCGCGCTAGGGATGTGGACGAGGATCGTCCGGCGTCCGCGGTGGATTTTCGCGAGGCGGGGGTCGTAGGCGTCCTTGAACGTCGCCTTCATGGTGCCGATTTTGTAGGTGGAGGTGATTCCGTCGTAGTCCATGCCGCGCTCGGTGGTGACCGACGTGGCCTGGTCCAGCATGTCCACCCATATCAGGTCGGCGTCGGAGGGAGGGAGCGTGTACTCTCCGAGCTTGATCTTGCCGAGCGTCTCCCACTCGCCCACCTTGCGGTTGGGGTCGGGGAGCGTCGTGGAGCCCAGGACGATCTTGCCGAGCCGCTGGTCGGCGGAGGCCGGGTCGGGGAGCTGGGCCATGAGCGCGTAGGCCTCCGGGCCCGTGGCAGCCAGCTTGTCGCCGGGGATTTCGAGCTCGAGCTCCACGTGGAGCTCGCACTCCTGACCGTCGCAGACCTCCGGGGTCTCTATGGTGAGGCGCTGTAGGTAGCGGGGATCGTAGGAGAGCCAGGTGCGGTCGGTGCCGTCCATGGTCTGGGTGCGGATGGCGCCCTGGATCCCGATCCGCGCGGTCGCGCCGGTAACCGTCGGGCATTTGATGGTGACGGTGACGGCGGGGGACCAGGATGCGGGGCCGGGCGGCAGGTTGATGGTGACCAGGTCCCGCGAGTCGGCCTTGAAAGTAAAATCGCCTTTAGGGTCGTGCCGCTGATTGTCGGGGACGAAGACCCTCACGCGGTCTTGGGTCCACTGGTCGCCGGATCGCTGCCGCCAGTGCTTGGGGGCGAAGTCAAACCGGCTCACGGGTGGGTAGACGTGCATGATGCCTCCTATCCTACACTAGGAGTTTCCGGCCGGTGGCTTGCTCGTGGTGGCGGAGGGCGTCGACGACGGCCTGGCCGGAGCGGGCGTCGGCGGTGAGCGTGTTGACGGTGATGTGGACGGGCCGGGTTTCACGTGGAACCGCGGCCCAGGCCGGGGTCCCGAGCGGGAGACGCGTGTCGGCGAGGGCGCCGGTGTCGACCATGCCAGGCATGCGGCCGGTGAGGCCTTGGAGGCTGGCTCGGACAGCGGAGTATTGGGATTCCATGCCCTGGACGAAGCCGCCGATGACGAGACGGCCGGCGCCGTAGAGCAGGGCCCGGTCGGTGGATTCGGGGCCCTTCCAGGAAGTCAGCTTTTTGGTCAGCCATTTGAGGCCGTCTTTAACCATGCTAAAGCCGCTCTTGATACCGTCCCACAAGCCCTTGATGATGGACTTGCCGACATTCAAGAGTATCTTTCCGGCGTTGCCGAAAGCCTTGACTATCTTACCCGGAATGCCGGCGACCCACGATACCACCTTGGTGATGGCGTTCCAGATGGAGGACGTTATCTGGCCGAGTACGTTCCAGACTTTGGACAGGAGCTTGCCGAACCACCCGATGACCATGCCGATGCTGCCGATGATGGTTTGGAATGTGATCTTGACCTGATGGGCGGCCCAGCCGATGACGGATTTGATGCCGTTCCATACGCTTTTGACGACGCCGAGCAGCCCCTGGAAAGCATTTCCGAGCCACCCGGCGGCGGTTTTGATGCCGTTCCATACGGCTTGGATGACGGCGCCGGCGCCGGAGATGACGGCCTTGATCCCGGACCATACCCACGAGGCGACGGTCGCGATCCCGGTGAAAACCGCGGATATGACCGCGGCGCCGCCGCGGAGCAGGGCGAGGAAGCCCTCCCACGCGAATTTCACGACCGCTATGGCGGCGGAGAAGACGGCCTTGACGCCTTCCCAGGCCCAGCCGACGACGGTGGCGAGCCCGGACATGACGGCGGAGACGGCGGTGACGCCGAGCTGGAAAACCATCTTTATGACCTCCCAGGCGATTTGCAGGGCGACCGCGGCCGTCTTGACGATCCCGACGAGTAGCCGCCAGGCGCCGACGAAAACACCGCCGATGATGCGCCCGAGCCCGGCTAGGAGGCCGGGGAGCTTGCCGATGAGCGGGACGACGTGATCGCCGATGAATCCGACGACTTTGGTGACGATAGGCAGCAGCATGTTGCCGAGCTTGGCTTTCGCGTCCTCCCATTTCGCAGACAGCACCTGTTGTTTGTGTGCGAGGGTGTCGGTTTCGCGAGCGAATTTCCCCGTGCTGTCGGCGGACTGTTTTTGGATGAGGGAGAGTGTGGCTGCCTGGGTCGCCTGGGTGGTCAACTGGCCGTTGACTTTCTTGTAGCCCAGTGCTGCAGCTTCGGCGTCGATCGCGTTCTGTGTGAGGGATATGCCGTATTTCTCGATCGGATCCCGCTCACCCTTCAACGCTGCGCTCAGTGCGTCGACGGCGTCTTTCGTGTTGCCCCCGAACTGCGCGGAAAGGTCCGCGCCGATCTTGATGACCTTGTTGGCCTGGTCGGCCAATTGGTTAGCGGCGGTGCCGCCGTTTTTCAGCTGGGTGCCGATCAACGTCGCCATCTCATTGTACTGGTTTCGGGAGAGCCCGACGGCGTCAGCCGCTTTCTGGGCATATGCGTGCACCTGCTTGGCGGAGGATTTGAAAACGTCGTCGACGGCGCCCATGGATTGCTGTAGGTTGGAGGCAGCGCCGACGGCTTGCTTGCCGAGAGCGAAGGCCGCGGTGGCTCCGAATCCTATGGCGCCGGCGGCGAGGCCTTTCATGCCGATCCCGAGCGCGGAGAAACTCTGCTTCAGCTTGCCGATCCCGCCTTGGGCCTGCCCGATCTTCCCGAGCTCCGACCGGAATTTCTGTGTGTCGGCCGTCACGGAAATCTTGATGGACTGCCTTGCCATTACTCCGCCTTCCCTGCTATACTGGGTGGTGCGCAAGGCATTGCGCTTCTCTCCTTTCGATTGGTTCTTGCAGAATCGCCCCGGCCCCGCTTTTCATCCATGAGCGGGGCCGGGGTTTTTCGTCGCTCACCCTGTCATGGTGTGTTGGCCTTCCGCCAGGCCTTCCGCAGCGCCGTCTCTTCCATCGACGTGATGGTCCAGTACTGGTTGGGCGTGCCTAGCAGTCCGGCCGCGGTCATCTCCGCCATGCGGCGCACGAAAGGGCCTGGCGTACTCACCCGCGTCGTTGACGCCGAGCACGCTGTTGATTCGGGCGATGAGCGGGGCGAGGGCCTGGGGGTGGCGGGGCCCGGCGCGGCCGCCGGCGCGGACGAGGTCGATGACCTGGTCTGCGGTGAGGGCGTCGACCACGTCGGGCGTGAACGGGGGTGTGCCGGCGACGGCGATGCGCTGGGCTGCGATGACGGCGAGGCCGCGGAGCATCGTGGTGGGGTCTGCTTCGTCGATCCGGTCGATCTGGATCCCGGTGTGGGTGGTGAGCATGACCTGCTCGCCCATGGTCAGGGATTCGATGAGCTTCTGCAGGTCGTCGTCGGCGCCGTCGGGCATGACGTTAGACATTGAGTCCTCCTATGTTGTTTTCGAGCCCTAGCTTGGTGCATATCTCCCCGATCCCTTTGACGAGGGTACGGACGATGTCTTCGTTCCTCGCCTCTAGGGCTTTGACGAGGAACATGCTGCTCTTGATGTGGTGTGCGGGCCAGCCGTAGTGTTGGACGCCCGCGTACGGTATCGATTTGCGGCCGGCGGTGACGACGGCTTTGGTCTTGCCGCGGCCTGCCCGGATGGACCCGGCGAGGCGCCCTGTCTTGTGCGGCGTCAGCGGTTTCGCGGTTTTGACGACGAGATCGCCGAGCGAGTGCATCAGCGTCTTCATGTCCTGGGTCTCGGCGCCGGCCCTGTTGAGGGCCCTCACGGTCTTGTTGAAGCCCTCGATCCGCATGACGGCGCCGCCCCCGAGATTGTAGACGCCGTCGCCGGAGACGGTCACCGCCATACCTGGCCTCCTTAGGCTTGGGTTTTCTTCTCGCGGGTGCGGATCGTGAACTTGAGCTCGGTAGTGGCGTCGTCGTCGCCAGCTTTGATGCCGAGCGATGGCCGGAGCTTCGGGAACGCCAAAGTACCGACCCAGTGGGGTTCGTCGGCGGTGGGGGTCTCGTTCCCGTGCGGGGCCAACACGAAAGGCACGTTGTCCTTGGCCGGGTTGTCGAAGACCTTCATACACAGCGCGTCGCCGCTAGTGGACTGGACGACGGTGACTTCCAGGGTCGCTTTGCCGACGGAGCCGTGCCGGACGTCACCGAACGTCTTGGTGCCGGCGTCCTTGGTTTCCTCTTCAGGGAATTTCCACTCGGAGATTTCCGCCATGTAGTCGACGTTGTCGATCTTGAGGGTGAGGTTGGAGCCGCGGAGGCGTGCGAATGCCATAGCTATTTGGCCTTTCTTGTGATGATGGTTCGGAGTGTGATGCGGGTGGCGGGGAGCGGGGCGGCGAGGCTGTCGCTGGATATCGCCGTGTACTCGCCGACGGTGATGGCGCCGACGGCCAGGCCGAGCAGGGTCTGGGTGACCCGGTCCAGCATGCTGGTAGCGTCGGCGATGGCCATGCCGGGCCGGGCGGTGACGGTGACCCGCCACGTGGCTCGGGCTTGGCCGTAGGGCAGGTCTTGGGCGTCGCCGGCCTCGATCCCGACCAGCTCGATCCAGGCGGATGCCGGCTGGATCGTCTGCGGCGGGTAGGCCCGCACGTCCACGAGACTGTCGTGGTAGACGTTGCCGAGCAGCCACACCAATGTTTCTTGGAGTTCGTCTCGGCATTCGGCGATGGTGGGGACGCTTGTGCTCATGCGAATCCGGGCCTGACGTAGGGGGCGAGCATGGGGTAGACGGCGCGGAGCGGGTCCCTGGCGAGCCGGACCGGGCTGCCGGCGTCCGCGAAAGCGCTGAATACGCCGCCCGGGTTCAACGCCCTGGTGTTGAGTTCCCGGGCGACTTCGAGGACGGCCCGGTGGGCGATCCTGTCGGGTATCTCGGAGGATCCGACGTAGGTCTGGATCATCTGGATCGCGTCGTCGATCAGCTCGGCGATGTCGGTGGGTTCCAGGGTGGAGGCCCCACCCGCGAGGTGCAGCTCGCGGGTGAGGACCAGCCTGACCTTTTCCAGGTCTACCTTGAACGCCATGCTATTAGTTCTGCTTGAAGGTCCAGGGCAGGAGGGCCAGGGGCATCTGGCAGTAGTGGGCGGCTTCGCCGTAGACGGCGATGTCCCGCTGAAGATCGAGCACCTGATCCTGCTGGAGGGTGATCGGGGCGCCGGGGGCCTCCTGGCAGACGATCGCGCGACGGTCGTAGAAGCACGCGAGCGTGGCGCCGGGCAGCGGCACGACGGGCACACCGTACAGCGACAGGTTGATCGGGGCGGTCGGGTCGATCTTGCCTTCGTTGGCGACCGCCTGGTCGGAGCCGACCCAGCGGAGCAGTCGCTTTTCCTCGCCGAGCTTGGCGATGGCTTTGATCAGGTCCCAGGTCAGGAAAAGCCCGTCGATCACGTACTGGTCGGAGTCATCGAACTTCTTTTGCGCGTCGATGATCGTGTCGCGCAGACTGTCGGCGGTGATAGCGTCGGCCTTCGTCAGGTTGCCGACGGACTGTTTGGCTGCGGCGGCGACGATGGACTCGCGGACGAGCTGGACGTTCCAGGCCTCGATCTTCTTCGCGTATTTGATGGCCTGGCGTTCGAGCAGGTTGTTGACGAAGGCTGGGTCGGCGCGGGTGAGGGTCTTCCGTGTGATCTGGGTGCCTCCGGCGAAGCCCTCGATCGTCGCGGTCTTCTCTTCGTCTTTCATGCCGCCGGTGGCGACCTTGGTGCCTTCGACGTAGGCTTCGGCTTTCAGGTCGTCTTCTTTGTAGACGCTGTACGCGATCGAGGTGCCCTGTGCGGGGAGGTTCGTGGTGTGGGTGAGGGCGTTGGTGACGCGCTGTTTGGCGGCCATCCGGGCCTGGATCCTGCCGAGCCAGATGGGCGGCTGGACGGAGTCCGTCGATTTGACGGCGTCCCGGAAATTCAGCCCCTGGGGGGCGCGCTTGGCGTAGTCGCCGAGCGAGGTGTAGGCGGCGAGGGGATGCTCGGCCGGAGCGGCGTCGCGGGTTTCGATGCCGTCGATCCTGTCTCTCAGGGCGGCGATGTCGGTGTGGGCCGTGTTGACGGCGTCTTCGAGGGCGTCGATCGGGTCGGTCACGGTGGCTTGCCTTTCTGTCGTGTGGGCGGTGCGCTGGTCGGTGATGGGTGTGTCGTCGTAGGCCGGGAAAGCCACGACGGAGACTTCGTAGAGGGTGGCGGATCGGATGACCGTGTGCTGGGTGCCGTCGTTTCGGCGTTTCACGTCGAACCCATCGGGGTCGGGCCGGAACCCGATGCTCATCCTGGACAGTACGCCGTCGGCGATGAGCTGCCGTGTTTCGTCGCCGAGCGGCGTGTTGGAGATGACGGCGTCGATTTCGAGGCCGGCGTCGCCGTCGCGCATCTGAGTGATCCGGCCGATGGGCTTCTCATGGTCCCGGAAAAGCAGCGGCCCCGTCTCGGTGGCGCGGAGGGCGCCGGGCGCGATTTCCTCCGTCCATCCGGGGATTATCTCGGTGGCCTGCCCGTAGGGGACGGCCCTGGCTGTGATGGTCCAGCCGGCGCCGTCGTCAGTCTCGGTCAGCGTCGCCGTCGTCAGGTCGGCGCTGCGGCGTCTCATCCCCGTCATCGACGGGTGCTGCCGTGCCTTCGTCATCGCTGCCTCCTTTCTCGTCTTGTTTCTCGGTTGCGATCGGGTTGAGGCCTTCGATGGCGCGGACCTCATCTATGGTGAGGAAGCCTGCCTCCAAGGCGACTTTGTGGGCGGCGTAGCGGGTGGTCGTGTCCGGGCGGAGGAACCCGTCCACGTTGAATCGCACGTCGTCGTTCATGATGGAGGACAACGCTTGTTCGATTTCCCGCATGTACGGCATCAGCGTATGCCTTACGAACAGAATGCTCTCTTGCTCCATGTTGGCGTAGGTTTTGGAGTCGCCGTCGCCGGAGGTGAGCATGAGCCGCGCCGGGATGCCGAAAATCCTGGCCACGGAGATGGTGTTGACCTTTTTGACGTCCAGGAGCTGCAGCTCGGCCGGCGTCAGGTAGCATTGCTTGTAGGTGAGGCCGGATCCGAGCACGGCGACGCCGCCCGTGGGGGTCATCGTCTTGTTCGCGGCATCTTTCCACCGTTTGGCGTCGTCGGCGGAGAGGGTCTGGTCGGTGGTGAGGATGCCGGTGGGGCGGCCGCCGCGCTGGGTCCATCCGGATGCGTACCGGTTGGCGTCCAGGGCGCCGGTCAATCCTTCGGCCCAGGCCTGGATCGGGGAGACGCCGAGCGGCTCGCCGGCGGCGTGGGTGAGCCGGAGTTGCAGGATGTCGGTGGCCTTGTAGCCGTCGTAGGTGATGGTCTTGGCGCCGGTGGCCTGGTCCAGGACGGCGCCGCAGCGGCGGGGATCGAGCAGCCGGATCCTGGGCCCGGCCGGGGTGTCGGCGCTGTGGCGGATCCAGGCGTTGCCGGTCATGGCGAGGGACCTAGTGGTCTCGGCGAGGAAGCCCGCGAGGGTGGCGTCGTCGCCGAGCATCCGCTGGATATCCCGGGTGGCGGAGCCGCGGGGCCGGCCGAGCGTCTTGGAGTAGCGGTCCAGGGTGAGCTGTGAGACGGAGCCCTCTAGGATGGCGAGGGCCCGGTAGACGGAGTCCAGGGCCTGGGGGTCGTCGGGGGCGCCGTCCCAGCGGAGGGTGACGCCGCCGTCGGTGACGTGTTGGAGTGCCGGCCGCCCGCGACGGACGCTGAGCGCCGCGCGGGCGGGGCGCAGGAGGGAGGCGAGCGGGCCGGCTGTTCTCATGGGGTTCATGCTACCACATCTGCATCGTAGGTTTGGAGAGCTGGCGGGCTTCGTGGACGGCGAGGGCGGTGGCGCGGAGCGCGTCGATCGGAGCGTCGGATTTGGCGGCGTCGAAATCCGTGCCGCGGGATGTGATCCTGGGCCGTGCGGCTTGGATGGCGGCGACGACCGCGGCGGACTGGACGTGCCGGACGGTGCCCGTCCGGGTCCGGTCGATCAGCTCCTGACAGGCGTCCTGGTAGTCGGTGTAGGCGCCGAGCCGGCCGATGCCGTCGTCGGCGAGGGTCTCGGCGACGAGCCGGGTGGGGCCGGTGGGGTCTGCGACGATCCGCCGGTAGCCGTCGGCCCAGAGACGCCGGATGTAGCCGTCCAGGTCGCGGACGTCGGCGGAGGACCATACGACGGCGGTGACGGGGTCGCCGTCCGGGTCCAGCCAGGCGGCGGCGATGGTGGCGGCCGTGTTGTCCCTGGCGATGTCGTAGGCGATGACCGTGTCGGCGGGG